TGGGACTCTCGGCAAACACAGTTCGCTCCATGCAATGGCAACTGCCGTTGTGGAGGTGAGCAATGAGTGGGTACTACACCGTTCGTAGGGACTTGGTGGAGTCGGGTCTCTTGATCCCCTCCGTCACTACCAACGAGTACTACGGGATTGAAGAAGTAGCCAAACTCAAGTACATCGGCAATGTCAACGATCAATTTGAAGATGACTTCTCGGGCGGTTACATTAAGTTCCGTGCACCCGAGGGACACTTCGTGTTCTTCTACAGCATTGACCTAGATTGGATTGAAGAATCGTTAAACGAGTCCTGAGAGGCTCGTACGAGACAGTAATAGGGTGCCATCAGCCTCGGCTGGTGTCATCCCGTGGGTGCTCTGCTCACTGATCGGGGTAGAGCATCCACGGGGTGAAGACACTGTGTCACACCCCTGAGTTAAAGAATCTGAGGAGGTTCAAATGAATAAGACAGCAATAACAATGTCAGTAGAGCAATGGGAAGAGAAGTACAAGCCCGTCATGAATCATCTTGACAAAGATGCATCATGGGGGACAGACGATGAGGGTGGAGTCTTGTATGACTACACTGGCGCCGAGGGTGACTATGTCATGAAGGTTGCCAGCGTCCAGCCACACAAGGTATGGACATGGGTTGATGGTGATGATGGCTCGTACATCGTTGATGGGTACCACTGGGTCAATCGCATCGGTTACTTCATTACCGCAATTCCATGTGAGTTTGATGAGGACATCACAATCAAAGTAGACACCTATGGAGAAGGATCAGAATGAACATGAAGACGCATGCAGAGATAGAAGTGATTAACAAAATCAAAGACGCATTAGGCGTTGACTTTGCTTGGCACATGCCTTCGTACGGCATGGTTTTACCTACTGAGTCTTTACAAATAATCCTTTCGGGAGTAGAGCGCCTTACAGACGAACTATATTTAGCCCACGAAGCACTGCGAAGGGAGATGGCATGAGTCGGCGTAGACCGTTAGGTGGTTGGGCGCCATGGGATGAAATAGATCAAGAGTGCACCTTCTTTTGTGAAACTGGGTGCGGTCGTTTATGGGATGAGTTTGTATCTATGTACCCCGATGACACCGAGGGTCAAGCAACATGCACTTGTGGTGCCGTGGTGACATCAGGTACTGACTACGCCGACTACCTAGACAAACAAGAGCGAGACAAAGAAGCATTTAAGAACCGAGAGATGGAGAACACAATATGAGTGGCAACTATGAAATAAGCAATCGGAGAGTTACACGGGGATTCATTGCTCTGCTCGTAATAGCAGGGTCATGCTTCGCCGTGTGGGCTTACCGTGACTACGACAAAAGAATGAACACCTACTCGTGTGACACGAAGCCAGTGACTGTCTATCAAGGTAACACCTTGTGGGAGATTGCTAACAGGTACTGCTGGGGCAATATATCCACAGCCGTAGATGACCTCGTAGACGAATACGGGACGCTCCTACAAATCGGGCAAGTCATCAACCTCAAAAGTAAACCGTAAATAAATTAAATAGAAGTTGTAAGTACCATGCCACGGGGGTAGTTTTATCCCCGTGGTACAGACATCCAAACAAATCAAACTAACAAGGAGAATGCAATGAGCAAAGAAACATACGAATACCTCAACTCGGGGAACATCCTCGTGGGGTTCACAGAGAAGCGTGGCGAAGCATGGTGGTCAAAGAAGGAACTCCAGCATGGCGAGCCAAACCATTACACGGGAGCGATTCCTGTGTCCGATGTAAGGCGCCGACTCTTCCATTGGAAGGCAATTGAAGCACCAGTGTTCGTGCAAGTCCCTGACTTGAAGAGTGACACTGAAGGTGCCATGAAGTTCATCCCACAAGATGATCGCAAGGCAATCGTGCGCAACGACACCTACGAGACTCTCGGTCTCTTCAAGGACACCTACGCCATTCACCAGTATGACGAGTGGTTGCTGGACACCGTGTCTAATGTCATTGATGACAGCAACTTGCAGATTGGTTCTGCGGGCTTGCTTCGCAACGGTGGAGTCGCTTGGGTCAGCATTGAGATGCCTGAGAGCATCAGCACCAAGGCTGGGTTTGACTTCCGTCCACACTTGTTGGCAACAACGAGCCACAACGGAACTCTCGCCACTACCTTCAAACGGTGCATCACCGCCGTGGTCTGTGACAATACGCTTGCTGGAGCGCTCTCCGAGGATGGCAGTCAGTTCAAGACACGACACAGCAAGAACAGCAACGGTCGTGTGCAGAGCATCCGTGATGCCCTCGGCATCATTCACACCATGGCAGAGGACTTCGGCGCCGAGATTGAGCGTCTGTCCAGCATGGTTGTGACCACAGCAGAGTGGGACGCCATCGTAGAGCGCCTCATGCCAACAGTTGTGGGCGCCGATGCACGACCACAGTCCGTGAGCCGTGCTCAGAACAAGCAAGAAGCCGTACGACACCTGTACAAGAACGATCCACGAGTAGCGCCTTGGATGGGAACTGGTCTCGGTGTATTGCAGGCATTCAACACCTACCAGCAACACTTCGTGGGCAAAGCGGAGAGCCGTGTTGAGCGCAATGCACTCAACGCACTCAATGGCAAGGGCGATGAGTTTGATCGCCAAGTCATCCGTACGCTCCACGATGTGGTGATGGCGTAATGTCCGAGGTAGTAGTGGGGGAGCAATCCCCCACTGACATCCGTTCTGACTCTTGGTGGAATGTAGACACTCACGGGTTGAAGTTCCCTGAAGTAGGGGAATGGAGAGACTTTGCTCTTTGCCGTAAAGAAGGCACCGACAAGTGGTTTGCTGGACTCTACGAGCGCAGAACTATTGCCGTAAAGAAGGCAGAAGCAGAAGCCATAGGGATATGCAAAGGGTGCCCTGTGCGGATCCAGTGCCTTCGTTTTGCCATCAACAACGACATCCAGTATGGAATATGGGGTGGCAAGAAGATAGCAAACTTGACCACCGAACAACGAATGAAACTAAAGGATACTTTCAATAAATGAGTTGAGGCGGTGTGTGCCGAGTTCAATGTCTCGTGCCCACACCGCTTCTCTTAATGCTTCACCTTCATACGCTCGCCTAGCAGGGTCACGAAGATCCGCTAGATGCTTGAGCCACTGCTGAGGTTTACTCGCAGTCCTACCAACCCCCCACTTTTTACGCAAGCCTTCATACGCCGACAATGAAGAAGCAATCCATGGAATGCCCGAAGCAGAATACTCAAGAAGTTTGATGTCGCTCTTGGCATGATTGAAGGGTGTGTCCCGTAATGGTGCTACACCGACATCCATGTTGAGTAGTGATGGGTACTCAACAGCATCAACGGCTGACAAGACAGATACTTGATCGTCATGCAAACCCAACTTGCTGGCAACGCTTAATGCATGGGAGTAGTGACCACTATGTTGAAACTTGATGTCACCTGAAACGATGAGAGGGTTCACAACACCTTTTAGGATCTCTAAGTCTCCCGAGCGATGGCTCGTGGCACCGACCCAGCCAACTACAGGTACAGAACTATTTGTGTGAATATGTGGGGTGAAACGATTGACCTCTACCGTGTTCTCCAGTACAACGATAGGACAGCGCACCCATGGCTTAATACGATCAGCAAGGTAGGGAGTGGACACTGTTACTGCTGTGCTAGAGGCAAGAACGGCTTTGTAGTGATTGCGATTCTCTTTGGGGTTGGACTTCGGGTGTGAAGATTGGAAGGCATCGTTAGATGGGTCAAGACCCCAGTACCAATCGTCTAAGTCGTTTACAACAACTTGTCCATACTGTCGTGCTTTGAGTATGTGCTCAGGAAGTGTCTCGTGCATTAATCGTTGCATGAAGACCCAATCAACATCTATCAAATTGTCGTGTTCGTCTTTAATAAAGAAGTGATCGGTCTTCCATGTAAGGACACCTACAACTACTTCGTAGTTAAGGCGCCCGATGTATTGACCGTACCGTGCCCAACCTGATCCGCCCCAATGGTGCCCACCATCTACAGCCTTCTGCGCAGACAGGAAGTCACCACTAGCAACCCCGATCCTCATTTAACTTCCGTAAATTCAATAGAGCGGTTTGCTTGTTTCTTGCAAACATGTACAGGTGGTACCGATGGGTTTACAAACAGGGTGAGTTCGTCACCACAAGCGTCGCACTTATAGTTTCTTTTGATTTTCTTGTCTGTGCTCATTGTGTGATCTTCCATGGACGCCATTCTTGCAGAAATACAATGACTTCTCGTTTGTCCCAAATAGGGGAAGAAGCAAGGTTAGCGATTGGCTGTGGGAACTTCTTATTCTTTCGTAAGGCGTGGATACGCTGTTTACTAACGCCAAGAACAACAGCGAGTTCGCTGGTGCCCAAGAGGTGTTCGGGTTGTAGGTTTGTTGTCATGTGTACATCCTACAGGTGTGTGTACGATGTGTCCACTACCCTTTAAAGGCTCCAGTGCCCGAGTCCACCATTGTCGTACAGGTACTTGGCAACAGACAGATTGCAGTCAACATTAAACAGTCCTTTGATGCCTGTACCGCAGATGTTTCGGGTGACCGTCTTCCATGAAGAGTTAATCTGTACGAGTCCGAGGTCTTGTGAGCCGTTGGCATTCTTATAGCGATTCCATGCTTGTGGGTTACACCGACTTTCCCTGTAGGCGATGTATGAGAATGCCTTAACTGGCAGACCGTACTCACGGAACTTGGCTTCCCACTTGGGGCATCGTTTTGTGTGATCGGTTGATATCCCTACTGGGATTACCTCTGGCAATGTAGAGGTGGTGCTCGTAGTGCTCGGTGGCTCTAGGAGAAATGGTGTTACATCAATAAAGGTAATCTTTGCTACTTCGGGCGTTGGTTCTTTTGGTGCTAACCCCAACAACATTGTGAGGATTGATGTGAAGGTAAGTCCAATAATAACTAGCGTGCGATCTAACAATAGTCTCTCCTTGATAGGCGGATAAAGCAAAACGCCCACAGTATTCTGTGAAGAACTCTATGGGCGTTACCCTTCTAGTTTACCTGCGTTAAGAGGGAATCAACCTAAACTTAAGCATCTCCAAGTCAATCGGGGTTGTCCCCATTTTAGGGATCTCCTCAATATTTATTTTATTAATCTCTTTTGACTCAGCATCCACACATTCTGTGCACCTGCAACTTTGTCTGTAGCGCATCCATGTTCCATGCGGACGCAAGACACTTGCCTTCGGATGCTCCACGACTAGTGCAGTGCGCTCTTGTGGTGTGAGTCCTCCCCACATGCCCCACTTCTCATCAATGCCATCATCCAAACACTCTTTCCAAACAGGACATTGCCTACAAACAACACGAGACACGAGGTAATAGTTCTCGGGGACGTCTGTGTCTAGTGGTGGGTACCATAAGTCAATGTGACGATCTTTGCAGAGCGCTTGCTCTCTCCAATCATCTTCAAACTGTGGCAATTAAAAATCGTCTGACGGTGAAGCGTCATTGATGCGTGTGTCTCGCATTGGACGGATGGCGGAATCAACTGCGTTGTAAATAGCAGTACTCATTTGTTCTATCTGATGTAGCAATTTACTTACCTCACCTTTAAGTTTCTCATTCACAACAACAAGTTGGAGAACTTGATCCCAATTGTCTAAGAGAACTTCAGCCATGGATAACTCTGCTTTGTTTGCAAACTCAGCAACAGTAGGTGCTTTATCTTGCACCAACATCTGCGGAATGGCACTTAAAGCATTGCTTAAACGCTGGCGCTCTCGTTCTAGTTCTACATCCATCATGCCCATACGGTGGGCGTGGCGTGTGTCTTCCATCCAAGATTGCTCTTGGAGCCATTCGGTGTAGGCATGGTTATTATTGTTTTGCATCAGGCAAGCCCTCCTCACGAACGACACAGTCCCAACCACAAGCGCTATAACCAATACTGTCTGTCCAATGATCACGCTTCTCGGGACTCCATGAAAGGCGTGATGTCTTTAGGAGCATCATCATTACTGCAACATCATGTGGCTTTAAAAAGAACTCTTGACGGCGATCAACAATACGGCGCAAGTAGATAGTCCAGAAGTCCGCTGTTGTAGAGAAGTCATCAATAGGGTCACCGTAACTATCGTTGCGTTCACCATTGATAAGCATGTCTGCTTCGGTAAGCACATCAGTGCGGTTGTTGAATACGGGTGGCTTCATCATAGGTATACCTCTGTCTCTGTGTTGTAGATGTCTAAAAGGGTAGCGAAGTTACGCATGTTTGAAACACGCAGGGCATCTTGGTGATGGGTATTCCATGGCTGTGTGTGTAGCACTGAGAGAGCGCCAGCGTTCTTCATGTCTAAGTAGTTATCAATGTGATCGTCAATCGCCATGAAGTTACCGCCGTGTTCTCGGATGGTGTCACCTTTGCTTTTAGGGAACCATAAGTAATCAGGAGTGAGTCCTTGAGTGTCTAGCCATTGGCGTGTTTGTTCGTGAGCCTCTACGGGTCGGTAAGTCATGACATGGATAGTGATGCCCATCTCACGAAACTTATTCCATGCATAGTCAGCGTTGTATTCTGCGGGCATGCTGTTGAAGAGGTTGTGGTCACGAGAACCAACACGCAAGTGCTCTTCAAACTCTTCTTTGTGCATGCCCCATTCTTTATAGAACTCCCAAGTAGTTGGGGAAGGCAGTTTAGAAGAAGATAGACCTAGAACATTAATACAGTATTTACGGAAGGCATCAGCAAACGGATAAAGAACCCCGTCTAGATCAATTGCTACATCCGTAATCTTGTCCATTAAGTTCCTTCGCAAAGTACCAAGCGGTACGGATTGGCTTTGTTTCGTTAGGTTCTAGTGCAAGCGTTGTGCCCTTAATCGCTCGCCCTTTTTCGTCCATTGTTTCTGTCTCGTACTGGTACGCCCACACCATGCGACGTTTCAACATAAAATACCTTCAATTCTTAGTTCTGTCAATTATCTTCGGACAAATCCAGTATCTCAGAATATAGAGCGTTGGTTGCGCTACTGCCCATCCCGCCACCTTCTAGCATGCGGTTAGTTTCTCCAGCCTTGGCACCAAAGAGGCGAGACAATACGCCACTAGAACCTCGGGCTTCCATCTCTAAACGGATGGTGTCTCGGGTGTCATTGATGTCCTTGAAGCGATCTACAAGGTTAAAGAACCTGTCCATCTCATTGGAGAGTGACTGGTCAAGACCTTGTCCTTCTAGTTCTTCAGCGAAGCGTGCGAACATAACACGACCTACTTGCATCTCAATAAGCGCTCTCATGGCGGACTGTAATTGATCCTTTGTGCGGATCTCAATCGGCAACCTAAATGCGCATTCTGAATGTTCCTTGAATTGTGGACATCTGTTACTCAAATAGCAATTATCGCATTGTCGTAAAGGGTCAGCATTGTAACGAATTACGTTCACTCTTTCAGGGTCAACTTCTATAGATTCCCCTTCAGTATCAACGGTTTGCGAGCCAAATGATGTGATCGCTTCTATGCCCATTACGGGTAGCAATACACGGTCACTCTCGTGCCGCTTGTTTGGGGTGTTGATAGCAATAGTTGACCCCCCAGAAGCCAGAAAAGTGGGGGTATGCGTATCAGGGTGAATAGCAACTATTCCATCCTTTTCAGGTGGGTTAAACTCTTGCTCATCATCGGTATTCATCGGGTCATAGCCCCCAAAAGTATGTGTCTCCCATTGTTGCCATGAGGCAATTGCAAGGGTTCCAACGGCGGATACATTGTCATCCATTACAGCATCAAAATCAATTCCAAGTCTGGTGATGTCGGCACGATGCTTTCGGCGGGCAGACTCTTTCTGCTGTGCTGGGTACCTGCGCAAGCCATGCCCATCCCACACCTGTGTCTCTCCATAACGGATGGCGCTCGTCCAAGAACCTACGATGACGGTATCCCATTGGATACGCTCAATGAGGTCGGGCTTAGAAGTGATGCCTATTAGTTTGGCGCTCCAACGGGTAGCGATGGATGCAATACGAGCCACATTCTTTCCTGTGACCGCCTTAT